ATACAAATTACTGCACGCCAGGGTCAATATGCCATGGATCTCGTTGATGATTTTTCTGCAGAAATTTCTATAACGCCCAGTGCTGTGTCTGCTGTTGATACAACACAAAGAGCAGCAGTTGATCAAGTAATGGCTGAAATTATTGGTGATCCAAAAATTCCAGTTCCACAATATACTGATGTTGAAATTAAAGTAACAGACACATCAACGGTCTATGAAAATGTGCTACAACCCGACGGAACAATTGTGCGTGTGGCTGTAACTCCACCTGATGTCACACAAGACGACAGCACATTCCGCTTGGCTCCGGGCGGCAAACAAAGTTAAATAACAATATGCCTGCATTCATTGGATTTAACACACAAGGTCAATACAAAAAATTTACTCTAACTGATTTAGAGTTAATCAAGCGTGATTTTTTAAATGCGCTGAATATCCGTCAGGGTCAGATTCCTGGGCGTCCACAAGCAGGGACCATATTATGGGACAATTTGTTTGAAAGTCAAACAACCGAAACAGAAACTGCAATTGTCAATGAAATACAGCGTGTGGCCGGCGGCGATCCTCGCTTGCAAATTTCCAACATTGAAATTTTTCCGCAGCAGAATGGAATTCTAATACAGATAGAAATACAATTTGTGCCCAGCACAGAACCTCAAAGGTTGAATATTTTCTTCGACCAAAATACAAGAACAGCCAGCTACGTTTAACTACGCCGTTTTTAGGACCGATAAATAAACAGATAACGGACTATTATGGCTAAGACTACTAGACAAACAGCAATATTTGGTGTAGAAGACTGGAAAAGAATCTACCAAACTTATCGTGAAGCAGACTTTCAAAGCTATGACTTTGAGACCCTGCGCAAGAGTTTTGTAGACTATCTACGCTTATACTATCCAGAAACTTTCAATGACTATATTGAAAGTTCAGAGTTTATTGCCTTGCTAGATCTCATGGCTTTTATGGGCCAGAGCATGGCCTTCCGCAATGATTTAAATGCACGTGAAAACTACATGGATACTGCCGAGCGCAGAGATTCTGTAGTCAGGCTAGCTAACTTGGTCAGCTATACTCCTAAACGAAATACCGCTGCGTCGGGATATCTTAAAATATTTTCTGCGGTGACCACAGAAAACGTCACTGACATTAATGGAATAAATTTAGCCAATGTTACTATAAACTGGGCAGACCCCACTAATTTTAATTGGCAAGAACAATTCGCTGCCATCATCAATGCCAGCTTGGTCAGTAGCCAACGTATTGGTCGTCCTGCTAATAGAACTAGTATTCTTGGTGTTGACACATCAGAATACACTATTAATTTAGTTCCTGGATACCTTCCAATCATCCCCTACACCGCCACCATTGACGGTGTCAACATGCCCTTTGAAGCGGTAAATGCAACGTCGGTTAACAAAGATTACATTTACGAACCCAGTCCCTTGCCCAACGGCGAATTTAACGTGCTGTTCCGTAACGACCAACTGGGATTCAATTCAGCTAACACTGGCTATTTCTTTTTATTCAAGCAAGGCGTACTACAGAGTCAAGATTTTAATCTTGCCGATCGTGTCAGCAATCGAGCAGTTGACATCAACATCGAAGGCTGTAATAATGACGACCATTGGCTGTATCAACTTGACAATGTTGGTTCTGTAGCTGGTGCTTGGCAATGGGTAGAAAGTGTTTATGCAGCCGCAGCCGAACAAACACAGCCAGGTGAGCGTCGATTATTTTCTATCTCCAGCAGAACCAATGATCAAATTACATTAAACTTTGGTGATGGTGTATTTTCCGCTATCCCAGTTGGCAATTTCCGTTGTTATGTACGTGCTTCCAATGGACTACAATACATTATTAATCCTGAGGAAATGCAAAGTGTAGTAATTCCTATCAGCTATATTAGCCGCTCAGGACAACTGGAAACCATTACATTTACCTGTGGTATTACAACTCCTGTGTCTAATAGCCAGGCACGTGAAACCATTGACGAAATTAAACAACGTGCGCCAGCAAGATACTACACACAAAATCGTATGGTCAATGGAGAAGACTACAACAACTTTCCATTTACCGCTTACAATTCTATTATAAAATCAAAGGCACTGAATCGTGCCAGCATTGGCACCAGTCGATATCTTGAACTAGTAGACGGCACCGGCAAATATGCTTCGACTAATGTGTTTGGCAGCGACGGTGCATTGTACGAAAATTATTCATTGCCTAGTTTTAGGTTTACCTACAGCACCAATAACGAAGTGGCAAACATCGTTGCCAATCGTGTTGAGCCCTTGTTGAGAAACAGCTTGATGCAGCAGTTTTATTATGCTGAATTTCCCAGGCCTAATCTTGCTGTATTAAATGTTGCTTGGCATTTGAGCACCAGCATTTCCAATACCACCACCGGGTATTTTATGAATAATCTTGGAAATCCTGTGCCCATTGGACCCTACACCAGTGACAATAAAAAATATATTGTGGTCAGTAGCCTGGTTAAATTTGAGCCACCTGCAGGCTATTACTTTGATGAGAATAATAGACTCAAGGCCGGAACTCCCAGCAAGCCTGATGAAAAATTAGTTATCTGGGCCAGCCCAACCAGTGTTTACCTTGAAGGCACTAACAACGGACTGGGCAACTTGCCCAATGATGTTGGACCAGTGGTATTAAACAACTACATACCCACAGGAGCCTTGGCCACACAGGTAATTCCAATTTTTGTCACTGACTTGCCAGTCGGATTCCAAACCAGTATGGCCGAACAAATTTTATTGAATAGAGACTTTGGCATTGGCTATGACAGTCTAGGTGACATTACTGGGTCAGCAGGTAATTGGTATCTTATTACTTCGACTAATCTTTCACCGTACCCGCCCAATGATACATTTAGTCTGGCCAATGCTGGCAGCACAGCAGGTACAAATCGAGATGCCAGTTGGCTGGTTCAATTTGTCACCAACGGCAGTACATATACAGTTAGTTCTCGCGCCCTTGAATACTTCTTTGGTTCAGTATTACAAACAAGATTTTTCTTCTACGGTGACCAACAGGTCTACGACAGCAGAACTGGCACAGTCATTAAAGATTTTGTCAATGTGCTGAAAACAAATAGTCGCCCCGACAGCTCGTTACCACTAGCTGGGGATACCAAGCTGGACATCATTGATCAGCCGGTGCTCAGTGACGGCTACGTTGACGACTTTCAAGTGCTGGTCAGTTTTAAAGACTCGGACGCCGATGGTGTGCCCGATGACCCAGACTTTTTTACTAATATCGTTGCCCCAACAGTAAATCCAAAAACCAAATTGGTGTTCCTTGAACAAATGGTTGACTTTGACAACCTGCAAAGATATCTGTTAGTTGAAAAAGGTCGTGTAAATTCAGAATATCCTGACCAAGACTCAATTGAACTGGTCAAAGAACAGTATGTTGCCGGACAAATTTTTTATGCCTACAGCACTAAAATTTTCTATAAACTCAATATCAACACCGCAACTGGTGTTAGAACGCTGTCAGACGTGAGTTCCAGCTGGATTGCCAGAACTGGACGACAAGATCTCTATTTCCAATATAGGCATAACAGTCCCTTAACTTCAAGGATTGACCCAGGAACCACCAACATCATTGATCTATACGTGGTAACAGCACAGTATTATAATGCTTATCAAAATTATATTCGAGATGTAACTGGAACGGTTCCTGAACCAACACCGCCAACAATCAACGAATTAACCACAGCTTACCAAGGCCTGCAAGATTACAAAATGATGTCGGACTCGGTTATTCTTAACAGCGTCGACTTTAAGCCATTGTTTGGCGAAAAGGCCGACGAAACCCTTCGTGCTACTATTAAAGTAATCAAGGCATTTAACAGTAATGCCAGCGTCAGCGAAATTAAAAATCTTGTAATTTCAAATATGAACAATTATTTTAGTCTCGATAAATGGGACTTTGGTGATACTTTTTACTTTTCAGAATTAGCAGCATACCTGCATGCCGAAATGGGAGGAATTATCAGTTCTGTTGTCTTGGTTCCACTTAGCCCAGAAAAGAGCTTTGGGGATCTTTACGAAATTAGATCAGAGCCCAATCAAATTTTTGTCAATGCGGCCACTGTAAATGACGTTGATGTAATCGAAGCGTTAACCAGCACAAATCTGCGTACAGCGCCTGGCAGTGGAGTAATTTAAATGGCTCGAGTTAGAACCGTAGATTTTTTACCTGAGATTTTTCAAACGTCGACTAATCGACAGTTTTTAGCAGCCACACTGGACCAGCTGGTTCAAGAGCCAGCATTTACCAAAATACAAGGATTTGTTGGTCGACGTGTGGGCCCCGGTGTTAATCCCAACGACGAGTATGTAAAAGAAAGTACTGCTGTTAGAACCAACTACCAACTTGAACCAGGTGTTGTATTAAAAAAATACAATACCAATCAAGTTGAAGATGCTATTACCTATCCTGGAATCACTGATGCTGTTGATCTAGCTGGCGGATTTACCAACAACGCAAATAGACTCTATACCAGTGACTATTATACCTGGGATCCATTTGTTGACTTTGACAAGTTTGTAAACTTCAGTCAATATTATTGGTTACCTGCTGGCCCCGATGCGGTTGATGTATTTTCTGGCTCGGTGCCGCTGACTGACACATTTACAGTAACCAGAGAAAATGGTGTTTATACCTTTAGTGGAGTTGCCGGCGACAACCCAGCGTTGACTTTAGTTCGCGGCGGATCATATCAATTTAATGTTGCGCAAAATGACAAGGAAACTGTTAATTTTCGTGTGTCGACCGCAGGCACCAGCGCATTTGTAATTGACTATGAAAACAATCCCACTTTGACTTTGGTTCGTGGCAATACCTATGTCTTTACACTAGTTCTCAAGGGACCTTATCCATTTTATATTAAAACTGATCCTAGTCCTGGCACCACCAATCAATACAACAGCGGAGTTACCAACAATGGCGCCATAACTGGAACTGTTAGATTCACTGTGCCACAGGATGCGCCTGACACCTTGTACTACTCGACCGCTGTGCAGCCCAATATGAAGGGCACATTTAATATTGTCAACGCCACTCCTGGAACAGGCCCTGGATTTTGGATACAGGTTGACCCGGGTGTTGATGGCAAATTGATTGCCACCCCAAACATCAGCGGTCGAGATGTATTAGGAGTGGTCAACAACGGCGAGGACCTTGGTACTGTTACCTTTAATGTTCCGCTTGCCACAGCACAGAATTTTTATTATTCATTGACCAACATCAACAGTCAATTGCCCAACAACGGTGTTGACCTAATAACAAGTTTAAAATTCAATCAAATTAATAATATATTTGTAGATCAATTCCTATTAGAAAACCCAACAGGCATTGACGGTATTGTTAATCTTGATGGTAAAACAATAGTTTTTCTAGAACAAGACCCCGACCCCGACACCGGCGGCTGGCTGGCTACCAGTCAGTTCGATCCATTACCAAATGTTGGCAATGTGGTAAGCACCACAGGTTCGTTTGACACTACATTATTTGACCAAACAACAGTTGTTCCAACAGATCAACGCTATAGCGTCTGGTTGGCCAACTATGTCACAGCCGAAGGTGGCGGCCAATATATTCAACTTACTTCTGTGTTGCCGGTCAGCAATCTTGAGAAATTCAGTATCTTAAGTGGTACAGTTAATTCAAGTACACAATGGTTTAAAAATTCCTCGGGCGTGTTTGAAAAAATCCCACTGCTGACCGCGGCCAAATCTGTTCTTTATTATCAAGATGGTACCGACCCAGAAATATTTGGATTAATCAAACTGGTTGATCAAGATAATTCAGACCAAATAGATGTCAATGAGATCATCGGTAAAAAGAATTATGTCAGTCCAAATGGAGTAACATTTACCAATGGACTTAAAGTTACATTTATCGGAAATGTAACACCCAGCACATATCTAAATAACAGTTATTATGTTGAAGGAGTGGGCACAGCGATTAAATTGTTGCCAGTGCAGAATTTTGTCACCCCCGAAACCTATACACAAAGCGCCTCTATTCCCTATGACAGCACGGCCTACGACGTGGGCAACTTTGATGCCAGTTTAAATCAACCACTGATACCTGAATATCTTACAATTAATCGAGCCAGTCCTGATTTAAATCCCTGGACACGATCAAATCGTTGGTTTCACGTTGATGTAATCAATGCATCCGCTGAATATAACAATACAGTTGCGGTACTAGACAATAATTTTAGAGGCAAGCGTCCTATCCTTGAATACCGGGCCGGAACTCGATTGATCGACTTTGGCACGCAAGGTAAATCCCCTGTTGATGTAATTGATTTCAGTACAACTGATGCATTAAGCACCGTTAACGGATCTACAGGCTATAGTGTAGATGGCTATACATTTATCAACGGGTCCAGGGTTATTTTTGCCGCCGATCTTAATGCGCAGGTACGCAATAAAATCTATCAAGTCGAATTTATCAATATCGACAGTGCCGAACCAATTATTAATTTAACCGTGGCCACCGATGGTCTAGCCCTGCCCGATCAAGCAGTGGTCTGTTTGAGTGGCGCCGTACAACAAGGAAAAAGTTTTTACTTTGACGGTGTTAATTGGTTGGCCACACAGCAAAAAACAAAAACTAATCAAGCACCGTTATTCGATGTTTACGATTTAGCTGGTGTAAGTTTTAAAGATCCAATTAAATATCCATCGACTAATTTCGTTGGCAGTCGACTATTTTCCTATGCTACCGGACCGGGTAATGCCGATGTTGTGCTGGGATTTCCTTTACGATATCTAAGTTTAACTAATGTTGGCGACATTGTTTTTGACAATAATCTTTACACAGACACATTTACCTACACTAGAGATAGTGTGTCAAGTACAGAATCAATCAGCCAAGGTTATGTAAAACAATACAGTAACCGTGTGGACTTTATTAAAGAAATTGGTTGGCAACCGGCTATCACCAAGAGTCTGGTGCGGCAACAATTTAGATTCACCTACCAAGGAAGGCCTTTACTGTTAGATATTCCAGTCAGTGGAGTCAACTCCTTGCCGGCACTGCAAATTTATGTGGCTGGAATTTTTGTTGAACCCAGCGACTACACCTATATAGTCTCAGGCGATACCACTACTATTACCATTACCAACATTGATGAACTTGCTGGCTTTGGCAGCGTAGTTGAAGTTGAAGCATTGAGTTCAAAAGTTAGTAAGGTGGCCTTTTATCAAGTGCCAGTTAACCTTGAAAACAATCCATTAAATCAAAATAGTCCTTCATTTACACTGGGAACAATTCGTAGTCACTATCAAACCATTGGTCGAAATCTCAAAGACTTACAGGGACCAATTAACGGTGCTAATAATTCTCGAGACCTTGGCAATATTATTCCCTACGGCACTAACATTTTACAACAAAGTAGTCCAATGACCCTGGCTGGTTATTTTATGCGCAGCATGAAATACAACCTGTTTAACTCGTTGGAGTATAACAGTCGAGAGTACGAAAAATTTAAAGCTCGGCTATTGGACACAGCCACAAGGAATGACTATACCAATTATACCAATAATATTCCGGCCATGCTTACAGCAATTGTCAGTGATATTAACATTGGAAAAATAGAAAACAATTCATTCTACTGGTCGGACATGTTGCCGGCCAGTTCGGTGTATAAACAAACCACAACAACAATTACTCCAATATCGGATAATGAGTTTGATTTGTCGACCACTTATGATTTTACTAGCTCAAACTATAAAGGATTATTGGTCTATCTAAATAACAGAATTCTAACCATTGACAAAGATTATACTGTTGCTGTTGATGCGCCCAGGCTGACCATTACCACTGCACTAACAACAGGCGATGTGGTTATAATTAGAGAGTACGCAACAACCTATGGTAATTTTGTTCCCAATACTCCTACCAAGTTGGGGCTTTATCCAGCATACCAGCCAAAAATATATCTGGATACAAATTATGTAACACCACAGTTGGTTATCCAAGGTCACGACGGTAGCCTTACCATGGCTTTTGGTGATTTCCGTGATGACCTACTGTTGGAATTTGAAACACGAATTTTCAACAACTTAAAGATAAAAAGCGAAATACCTTTGCCCATGACAGAAGTCGTACCCGGGCAATTTCGAACCACTGACTACAGCCTAGCTGAAATCAATCAAATTTTAAACAAAGACTTTTTAAGTTGGATTGGTTGGAACAAGCTGAATTATCAAGAACAAGACTATAATGTCAGCAACGAGTTTACTTGGAATTATAGCGCGGCAGGAAATAAACTGTCAGAACCCTTTGAAACACCATTGCCGGTGGCTGCCTGGCGCGGATTATATCAATGGTTCTACGACACCACTAGCCCCAACACAACTCCTTGGGAAATGCTGGGATTTAGCATTAAGCCCAGCTGGTGGAATGAAGTCTATGGTGATGCTCCTTACACCAGCGATAACCTGGTATTGTGGGACGATTTGGCTGCAGGAAAAGTTGCCGACCCTCTTGGCGCATATTATCTGCCAGAGTATGCCAGACCTTCGCTGACTCAAGTAATACCCACCGGCACCGAAGGACAGCTATTGAGTCCGTTTGACAGCGTGGTGGGCAGTTATGATTCTGGTCAATTCCAAAAGTCCTGGGTATTTGGTGATGGCGGCCCAGTTGAATATTCTTGGCGTAAAAGCTCAAGCTATCCATTTGCCATCATGCGAATGTTGGCCTTGACACGACCAGCAGAATTCTTCTCCTTGTTTGCCGATCGCGATCTTTACAAATTTGATGCAGAATTTAATCAGTATCTTTATAACAACCGCTATAGACTTGATGCCAACGGTGTTGAAGTCTATGGTGATGGGTTAAGCAAGGCTAGCTATATTAACTGGATTGTTGACTATAATCAACAAACTGGGGTTAACAGTACAGTAAATCTCACTGAAGATCTTGCCAGCCTGGATGTTCGGTTATGCTATAGAATGGCCGGGTTCACTGACAAACAGTATTTAAAAATTTATACAGAGAAATCAAGTCCTAACAGTCAAAATGCCAGCTTGCTCTTGCCCGACGAAAGTTATAACCTACTGCTTTACAAAAATCAACCGTTTGAACGAATTAACTACAGCTCGGTTATTTTTCAAGTGGTAGATGGTGGCTACGCAGTCTATGGTTACAGTATCACTAACCCATATTTTGAAATATTGGTCAGTAAAACCTATGGCACCAGGATACCCATTGATGGTGGTGGACGAGTAGTTTCCGCACCAAATCAATACACAGATCAAGTGGTAAAAATTCCCTACGGCTATGTGTTTACCAACGAAACAATGGCAGTGGACTTTCTACTAAGCTATGGAGCACTACTAACAACTCAAGGTTTAATATTTGACAGCAGAGAAAATGGCTATCAGTTAGACTGGCGGCAAATGGCCCGGGAATTTTTGTATTGGGCCGAACAGGGTTGGGAACCCGGGGCGGTAATTAATTTAAACCCCACTGCCTACAGTTTGTCAGCAATAAAAGCACAGGCCATTGTTGACAGCGTAGTGGCACAAACACCTGAAAACAGTATTCTAGATCAAAATAGAACGACTCTACCAGTACGAGATCTAGTTGTTGATCGATTAGACAATGTATTCAGAATACGTTCGCTAAGCCAACAGACAATCAGTTACCTGGAACTTAAATATACCAGTTATGAAAGCATGGTAGTGCTGGACAATGTCAGCATATTTAATGACTTAATTTATAATCCAACTACAGGTGCTAGACAAAGTCGCATAAACATTGCGGCTACCATAAGCGCAGACTGGAATGGTCAAGTTGATGCACAGGGCTTTATTTTAAACAACGACAAGACAGTTGAGGAATGGCAGCCCAACCGCAAGTATGCCAAAGGCGAAATTGTTCTTTACAAAAATAATTATTGGTCAGCACAGACCATTGTTCAGCCTAAGGTCTTGTTTGACTATGCTGACTGGGTAAAAAGCGACTACACCAAAATACAGCGAGGCCTGTTACAAAACTTGCCGAACTTCAGCAACCAATTACAAAATTCTTATGACACAGTAACAGCAAATCTCGAAGGCGACCAAGATTTAGTATCATATGGCTTGATTGGTTTCCGCCCGCGGGAATATATGACAGCGTTGAATCTCAGCGATGTTAGTCAAGTTAATCTATATCAAGAGTTTATCAAAGACAAAGGCACTATCCGTAGTGTTCAAGTGATTGGTAATGCCCGCACAGGAAAAGAAACTGCTGACTACAGCCTATATGAAAACTGGGCGGTACTCAGAGGTACTTACGGGGCCAATGCTAATCGTAGCTTTATCGAATTACGGTTAAACGAAGCAAAACTTTTATCAGATCCGTCGGTGGTTCAAGTTGTTCAAGTTGGACAAACCAGTCAAGCAGACCAAACAATTTTATTACAAGACCTGTGGCGTCAGAGTTATAAGATCCCCAACACTGATATTTTTACCACAACGTTAGTTCCAATTCAGGACTCGTCACTGCCCAGTGCTGGTTATGTTAATATTGACGATGTTGATATTACAGTATTTTCTCTAGACGGACAACTTAATCTTGCGCCCGGGGTAATTGATACCATTGGTGTTGGAACAACAATTTGGGCAGCAAAAGTCAATGCTTACGATTGGAATGTTTATCGTTGTAACCGAGTTAACGGCTATGTTGAGTCTGTTTCCAGCAACTTAAATTCAACCAGTTATGTGACCTTTAGTCAACAGCACGGCCTAACAGTTCATGACATCATTGTTATTCGATTCTTCGACTCTTCTGTTGATGGTGTTTATCGAGTGTTATCGATCCCAGCAGCCAACGCTGTTGTGATAGAATTGCCTTTAAACAGAAGTCTTGTAGGCAGCGGCGTGGCACTGGTATTAAAAACCATGCGTGTAAACCAGGCCAGCGATGTTATTAATTTAACTTATGCCAACAGTCTAATTGCCGGCTCTCGTGCCTGGGTCGACGACAATGGTGCTGGACTCTGGACAGTATTAGAAAAACAAACACCATTTTCTCAATCAGCCGTTGAGGCTTTGCCCCTGGCATTGCCGATTGAACAATCACAATTTGGTGCCAGTATCAGCCAAGGCAGCAATAACATCATAGCGGTAGTAGGAGCTCCAGGGTATAGATATACTAGCATTTCGCCAGTTGTTGGCGCAGTATATCCTTATATTAGAGACAATTCTAACCAATACACAGAAACAACCTTGTTAAATCTTGGAGCCACCGACACCTTGGGCTATGGTAATGCAGTAGACGTTGGCAATCAAGTTTGGATTGCTGCTGGTGCTAGTGCTTCAAATAGCGGCATGGGTTATACTGGTGTAATTTATCGCGCAGAAAACAGTAATGCGTTTGAACAAAGACAATTATTAGTAGTTGACAATGCCTCGGATGAATTTGGATATTCAGTATCAGTCAGCAAAGATGAGCGTTGGATGTTTGTTGGTGCTCCAGGAAACAATAAAGTTTATGCATTTGCTCGTCGAGACATTGAAGATCAATATGTAAAATATACTACCACTGGCACTACTGCAATTTATTCTTTTGCCGATCAAATTGAAATTGATCCAGGCGAGGACGAACAAGTTGCTGTTGTTTATAATAATTCTTTATTAATTCCGGCAATAGATTATTCTGTTACCGGCACCAGTGTTGTTTTAACCACAGTTCCGCCTGCTGGGCAGACATTAATTATTCAACGTAAACAAGCACAACAGTTAGACAAAAAAACCTATTACAACATTAGTTCTAACTCCACATCTGGCTCAGGAACAGATGCTACATTTACCGTTACCAACACACGAGGCGAGTATCTTGCCACTGTAGTTGACGCCGGATCAGGTTATGCAGTTAGCGACACACTGACATTTAATGGAGCCGCCCTGGGCACAGACTATTCAGAACCCAGTAGTCCAACAACACCGGCTAACAATCTTGTGTTAACAGTGACAGATGTTGACGCTTTTGGTGGAATATTGTCATTTACCACCAGCGGTTCAGGCATCGACAACAACGACACTTTCCCAGTGGATCCATACATCTACGGTCTTGTTGATCGTTGGTCAGTGTCAGTTACTGTTGATGGCGCACTGCAACGACCATTCATAGACTATGATTTTGACACCGTTGGACCAAATGCCAATAAAATTGTGTTTAATGTTCTTCCCGATCCAGGTGCTAATATTGTAGTGACTGCCAGGACCCAATTTACTCTAGTGGATACTCTTGAGGTACCTGGTATTGATTCAGATGCAAGATTTGGACAATCTGTATCTCAATCCGGCAACGGTCGAATGATATTGATTGGTGCCTCCAATGACGATTCGGACACAGTCAACGACAGTGGCTCCGTTTATGTATTTGACCGCGGAACAATCAAGTATATCGTTGACAATACCAGCGAAGATACATATCCATTGCCCACTGGATTTATTGAACCAATTGCAGTAACAGTCAACGGGGAATATCTAACAAATTCTGCACAATATATCAACGGAGAATTTTCAGTAGTTGGTACCGATGTGGTATTGAGTAGTTCCGTTGCATTGAACATCGGCGATGTAATTGAGATTGAAAATAATATTTTTACACAGGTACAAAAAATATCTGCCGCTGCGCCAATTGCTCAAGCACAGTATGGTGCAGCCACTGAATTGTGTCCAACAAATTGCAGCTTGTATGTCGGCGCACCAACTGACGGCACAGTATATTCGGCAGCCGGCTCAGTTGAACGCAATGTTAATCAGTCTAGACTGTTTGGTGTAATAACCTCGACAAATGCTAATCCAACGTTGACCGCTGGAGACACTATTAGAATTAATAATCAATTAGTAGAAGTCCCAACCACCGCAGTTGCAAATCTCAGTACCGCAATTAATTCTTCGGGAATTCCAAATGTAACTTCAAGCGTAGTTGATGGGCTATTGACTATCAGTGTAATTAACCTTGAGGCCGCAACCGAATTTGACCGGCTGCAGGTATTGCCAGGATCTGGTACCGCTTTTGATGATCTGGGATTTGATACTTTTGTTTATACGCAGACAATTACCAGCCCTAGCCCAGTTGTAAGTGCAAACTTTGGCGCTTCCTTGTCCATCTCTTCGGATGCCGCTACATTAATTGTTGGCGCACCTAGAGGAAATCTCTATGAGCCAGTGACCTTTGACGACAATACTACTATATTTGACGATAGCAGCACAAATTTTGAATCTATCCAGATTCAATCTGGTGCAGTATACTCCTTTGATTTCTTACCAAGTGCAAATGGTTCAATTACCAACGCAGGCAAGTTTGCGTTTGGCCAACAGATTTATAGTTCATCCACACTGAGTCTTGATCAATGGGGTGCAGCAGTAAGTTATGTTTCGGGACGACTACTGGTTGGCGCCACCAACAGCAATTTTGACAGTGTGTCAAATTCAGGAAGTGTTTCCATATTAGAAAACACAACCAATAGGCCTGCTTGGTATCCAATACACGTTCAAACACCGGTTGCTGACGTTTCACTGTTTAATTCAGTGTTTATGTACAACAAATTGCAGTCCAGTCAAACACATTTCTTTGACTTTATTAATCCATTGCAGGGAAAGATTCTTGGCGCTGCAAGACAAAACATCGATTACATTGGATCAGATGATCCAGCAAAATATAATACTGGACCAGTTAACAACAATGGCAATTTCTGGGGCCAAGAACACATTGGCCAAATTTGGTGGGACATAAGCTCAGTGAGATTTATTGATCCCAGTCAAGATGATCTGGTCTACGCAAGCCGTCGTTGGGCTCAGACATTCCCGGGCAGCAGGATTGAAATATATCAGTGGATTGAAAGTGATGTTCCTCCAGCCCAGTATGCTGGACCTGGTGCCCCACTGTCAGCGACAAGTTTTACTCATACTTCATCATTGAATCAACAGGGATTTTTTGTCACACGCTACTATTTCTGGGCAACTGGCATAGATTCGATCAATACCAATGCTGGCAAAACTCTCAGCACAACAGGCATAGCCAGGTATATTGAAAATCCACGCAGCTCGGGTATTCCTTATGTTGCCCCACTGAATGCAAATACTGTGGCAATCTATAATGGACTTGAGTTTTTAAGTGCGTCTGACACAATTTTACATATCAACTATGATAGAGAGTATACTGACAACAACATTCATACCGAGTATGAATTAATTGCACAAGATAAACCTGATAGCTTTTTAAGTGCCGGCCTGTATCGTAAACTGCAAGATTCTTTCTGTGGTGTTAACTCTGATGGTGCAGCAGTTCCAGATACGTCATTAAGTCCAGCCGAACGCTATGGCGTACAGTTCCGCCCAAGACAAAGTATGTTTGTCGACCGGTACACAGCACTTGAAAATTATTTGACCTACGCCAATGGTATTCTTAAAACTTATCCAACAGTTGAGAATAAAACTTTTATATTATTAAACAGTTCAGAGCCAGAACCAACAGTGGCCAGCGGAGAATGGAACCAGCGTGTTGCAAACCTTCAGGAACTAAGCTATCAAGATTTATATGAAGTTCCACTAGGCTACAAATACCTGGTGGTAACCGACAGCAGCAACGACGGACTCTGGACAATTTATACCGTAATACAAGATTTATCCTTGTTAGGCGGTCAACGAACAACCGAATTAACTCGTGTTCAGAATTATGACACAAGAAAATTCTGGACTCATATTGATTGGTATGCCCCAGGATATAACAGTTCCGTTATTCCTGTAAATGAAGTGGCCAACTATGCTGATCTGGCCACCATCTACAGCATCACTCCTGTGGGCGCCAGCGTTAAAGTTACCGCAAACGCACAGGGAAAATTTGAAATTTATATTCGAACTGACCTTGGTTGGGACAGAGTTGGACTACAGGATGGAACCATTGAATTCAGTGAGCAATTATGGAATTACAGCGTCGGACGCTATGGATTCGACGTTGAGGTCTTTGATGCACAGTATTTTGACGCTGAGCCAGTGATCGAAACTCGTAAAATTATTCAGGCCATCAACGAAGAATTGTTCATTGACGATCTTGCTATCAATCGTAATCAAGCATTAATCTTGATGTTTAACTACATCTTAAGCGAGTTCCAAGCACCCGAGTGGCTAACTAAGACCAGTTTGATTGATGTTAATCATAACATTCGCGAGCTGTTGCCGTTCCAGGTCTTCCGCCAGGATAACCAAGAGTTTGTGCTGGACTACATTCAGGAAGTTAAACCCTACCACGTACAAATACGTGAGTTTAATTTGATCTATAACGGCCAAGACCAATATCCAGGTCTGCTGACTGACTTTGATAACCCAAGTTACTATAATCGAGAATTTGAAATACCACAGTATGTCAGTCCCGTTTTGCTGCCCTATACAAAAAGTACCGCAGTAGGCACAGGAACTCCCAGCAGCATAGCTGACACCGCTGCTGATGCCGAAGTTTGGACACTATCTCCTTGGTCACAGTGGTTTGAAAACTATCTTCTCAGCATAGACGATGTGGTCATTATCGACGGCGGCAGTGGTTACATTGAGCCACCGACAGTTGAAGTCACTGGTACCTGTGTTACACCTGCAGAAATGACTGCCATTATTAACAGTGCAGGGAAAGTTGTTGGCATAAACATTGTCAATCCAGGTAGTGGATATTCAACCACTGCTGTTATTACATTTGTTGGTGGCAGCGGCGTTGGTGCTAGAGCCTATGCTGTAATGAGTAATGCCCTGGTAAGATCCATTAAGACCACAATCAAATACGACAGGTATCAATATCGTTCTACTATTGTTGATTGGGAATCCAATGTCAGTTATAGTGCCGGCACACAGGTAAGATACAATGACCGTGTGTGGTCAGCCGATTCTACAGTACAAACTATAGAATTTGATCCTGATGATTGGACATTAGTACCAGCAGACTCCTTGAGCGGTATAGATCGAACACAGGGATTTTATACGCCAACAGTTAACATGCCTGGCCTTCAACTGCCCTTGTTAATTGATGGGCTCGAATATCCTGGGGTCCAGGTACTTGGTGTTGATTATAATCAAAATACTGGCTACGACATCGGCAACTACGATATCAATCCATTTGATAATATCAGTTATGGTCCAGAAGGACGTCCTACTTACGATCCAGGCATTCTGGATGCTGTTTATGAAAGCTCATATCTAGACCTATTCCTTGGTACCAGACCAACAGATATTAATGTTGATGGCGGAGCCTACGTTGACACTTATTCTAGTTTTGCTCCTGAGGAATTAATACCTGGTGCCGAATTTGACACACTGGACATGCGCATCTATACCCGTCCTGGTGCAGACTGGGCGGTTAATGGTCACGGTTTTCCAACTTATAATCAATCAGTGGAAATCAATTCTTTACCACAAACTTATGAGTTTAGCAGTTGGTATGAGCATGTTCCTTATTTGGTATCTATATCGTTACTCAACGTCAACTATCAAGTTGATTTAATTGAAAATGTTGACTATACTGTTGACTGGGCTGCAAAAACCTTTACTATAACATCGGGCTGTAACATAGGCGATTATGTTGCTGGTACTGCCTACGGTGTTGGCGGCGGCAATCAGTTGTACAGGCAAAGAGTTCTGGGCGCTGACATAGTTGATGATGAGATTGTTATACCTGTTGCTTATAGTCAAATTCAAGAGGTTGATGCCTGGGTTAACGGACAATTGTACAGCGGAGTAACATTCACTGCCGGTGACGATAATACCACAGTTGTTTCTTTTGCCACAACATTTACCTCAACTGATCTTGTTACCATTTATGTACTTGGCCCAACCACAATAGATTCAACAACAGTTGACTACAGTTGGAGTACACCAACTACTCAATATATCATTGCCGACGGGTCGACTGTGCTTTTTGCGCTAGACAATAGCCTAGAATATACCAACCCGGCCAATATGATTGTTACAATCAATGGTGTTCGTGCTAGAACAGCAGCCGGCGTTGAATATTTGGCCGATGGTAGCTCAGGATACTTGTTGCCCAATCGTTTGGGATTTACACAGGCATTTATTGCTGATAATGAGGTACTAGTCTACATCAACGACGTCCCACAAATACTGGGCGTCGACTATACAGTTGAACCATTTGAAACCGAAGACACTAGAGAAGTTTTATTTTCCACTACTCCCGCTACAGGCGAAAGAATTTTAATTGCTGTCACCACTAACACACAGGCTAGAATCACTGGCGGCAACAGTTTATTCATTGATACTACACAGGGCTACGTGCCCATTGCCGGAGATATTATTGCTGTTACCACCTGGAATGATACTCGCCAGCAAGATATTGTTACCACTGTTTACGTTGGGCCCGTGACATCAGGGGCCACAGTAACAGAAGGTTACGATGATACTGATTTTGATGCAGCAGATCTTAACTTTGAGCCTGGAAGTTTTGACTACGCCGAAGGTATAATTGTTACCAACAACGATTTGTTCTTGTCAAGACCCACTACAAACCCCAATAGGCTTGTGGTTACACGAAATGGGTTTATTTTAAACTATGGTAGCGATTATACCATTGTCAATGATGAAATTGTTTTGGCCACTGGAATTATCAATGCTCTTGATGTAATAATGATTACACAATTTACTGACAGTCTAGTACCCGAAGCTATGGCATTCCGCATATTCCAAGACATGCGTGGAGTTCAGGCCACTTACCGTATAACACCCAACACCACTACGGTATTGGCACAACCATTGGGAATAACCGATGATGTGATTTACGTTGAAAATGCTGCTAATCTCGATGACCCTGATGTTGCTGCTAATATTTGGGGAGTATTGACCATTAACGGTGAACGCATTATGTATCGCGAAAAAGATAACAGTGCCAATACTGTCAGCAGCCTACGTCGCGGTACAGCAGGAACTGCCGTTGCCGAACACAATTTGGGATCCTATGTCTACGCAATGGGTCGTGGTGAAATTATGCCCGCAGAATTCCAAAATTACATCGACAGTAACACTTTCTTGGGCGATGGCTCTACAGTAAACTTTGAAGCAACCAATATCTATTTTGATGGCGGAGATAGTTCCTTGCCTACAGAATCGGTTGAAGTTTGGGTAGGCGGTACTAGAATAACCAGCGGATACACGGTCACTGGTGCAGGCCCGGTTACAGTAGAATTTGATACAGCACCAGCAGCTGGTGTACAAGTTGTTATTTTGGTACGTCGCGGAGTAAATTGGTATCAACCCGGACCAAGTACTCCCAGCAATGGCGTGGCACTACAAGATACCAATACCCTAGCTGCAAGGTTCTTGAGGGGGCTATAAAACTAGGTAAATAATGTATGAGTCAAAACAACGATCAAAATAAAACAGCTGAACCAACGCCTGAGCCGGCACCCAAGCGCCCAAACGAAACAGGAAGTATCAGTGTTGAAGGATTTGTGCGTATTTTTGACCCCAAGAGTAAAGAAGTTTATGTGGAGAAAAGAGCATGATTATTCAGCCTGGCCTGGCTAAGATTCAAGGGTTTGTAAAAATATACGATCCCAACAACGGTGAAGTTTTTGTGGACAAAAAGAATGCCATTCATTACGAAAATATTAGTATTGCAATGGCTCAAACTCTAAGTAACCAAGATGTGGGTTGGATTTACCTAATGGCATTTGGCAACGGAGGGTCCAGCGTCGACCCAACAGGTGTTATTACCTACTTGCCGCCAAATACCACCGGACAAAATGCCGATCTCTACAACGAAACCTACGCCAAAGTAGTCGATGGCAACAGCGCGGCCAATACCGATTCGGTCAATAATAAAATGACTGTGCTGCATACCACAGGCAAAGTTTATACAGATATTTTGGTAAGTTGTTTGCTAGACTATGGTGAGCCCCAGGGGCAACAGGCCTTTGATAATTCAACTAACTTTAACGGCGAATATGTGTTTGACGAGTTGGGGTTAAAGTCTTGGAATGGTAGCGCAACAGATCTGCGACTAATTACTCATGTGATTTTCCACCCAGTACAAAAGAGTTTGAATCGTCAAATTCAAATTGACTATACATTGCGTATTCAAACGCTGACTAATTTAAGTCAGGCATAATATGGCTATATTTTTGGTAAATAAATAAAGTTAAGACGGAGTAACCCAAATGGCATATACAATTAATCTTACTGATGGGGCAATTTTTGCTACTATTGCAGATGGCACCATCAATACCTCTAGCTCAATGACGCTAGTGGGCAAAAACTACGCCGGCTATGGCGAGTTTTTAGATGAAAATTTTATACACCTGTTAGAAAATTCATCTAATACCACTGCACCAGGAGCACCACTAACCGGACAGATTTGGTGGGATTCGGGCAACGGTATTCTTAATGTGTATAGTGGCACCGCTTGGAAACGTATCGGTGGCGCAACTGCCAGTGCCAGTGCTCCTAGTGGCGCAACCAGCGAGCAAGGCGACCTGTGGTATGACTCTACCAATGCTCAATTAAAAGTTTATACAGGCGCAGCCTGGTTATTAGTAGGACCTTCTTTTACCGCCGGCACTGGGGTTACTGGCGCTATCGTTGATACCATTGTTGATAATGTTGCCGTCAGCCACGTGGTAATTAAATTCTATGTCGAAGACAGCGTGATTGCAATCATGTCAAAAGACGCTGCATTTACTCCCCAGGCTGCCATTCCTGGTTGGGGTTCGGGACAGATGGTCAGCCCAGGTTTAACCATGTCCACAGGCAGCGCCAGCTACCTGTTCCAAGGCACTGCCACAGACAGCCAATTACTCGGCGGCGTTGCTGCCAGCGGATTTTTAAGCTCTACCAGTAACGACACAACATCTGGCACCTTAGGCATTCTTAATGATTCTGGACTAACTGTTGGAGTAGATCAGGATGCAAAATTAAGTGTCAGCGGCGCAGGTGTTGTTACACTGGCCAATCAAACAAGCAACCAAAATTTAACATTTTCTGTTAATATTGGTGGAACACCAACTACCGCATTGACCATTTACGGCGCCAACGGTACTGTGGCTGGCAACCAAGTTAATGCCAACTACGCTGACGTTGCCGAGCGGTTTGCAGCCGACGAAATTTTAGAAGCAGGCACAGTGGTTGAACTAGGCGGCACGGCAGAAATTACCAAAGTTGCCAGCGATCTAAGTGATAAAGTATTTGGGGTCATAAGTACAAGGGCAGCATATCTTATGAATAGCAATGCTGGCGGCAACGAGACGCACCCCCCAGTTGCTATGACAGGTCGAGTACCTGTTAAAGTTATTGGACAGATTAGCAAAGGCGATCGACTTGTTTCAGCCGGAAATGGTTTAGCTAGATCTGCACAACCAGGAGAAGCAACAGCTTTCAATGTTATTGGACGCAGTTTAGAGTCTAAACTTACTGACGCAGAAGGCACAGTTGAAGCCATAGTAACAATTAAATAAGGATTGAAATCACCCAGCTATATTAAAAAAATGACGCCTGTGGAATACAACCACTTTACTATTGTAGTACAATAGAACGCCGTGAGATATAGCGTTGAAATTGATCAACTAATACAAAGGGAAAATAGAAAATGACATATTCATCAGGTGGACTAATTGAAGCCACAGACTATAACGGATTTGTAAGTACTACCACCAACGGTAACGTTAATGCCATTTGGAGTACTGGCGCCAGCAACTATGGTTGGGGGCAAACAGCTTTGTCAACTGTATCAGTTGGCGGAACTGTAACTGCCACAAGTTGGGCAAGTTTGGTTAATACTCTTACTTCAATGGGTAACCACACTGGTGTAGCTATTACCAGTAGAACTGCTCCTGTTGCCGGCGGTACTATTACCATTTTAAACAACGTGGCCACAGACCTATCGAATCTCTGGACTAACAGAGCCAACGCCGCCAGTTCTGGCAGCACAATCAGTCCAGCAACTGGCACCTGGTGGCAAGCGACCAACACACCAAATAGCGCCTGGACTATTACAACCACTCATACCATTACATTTGCCAGTGCCGACCAAGCACGTTATTTCTTTAACTCCGGCGGCCTAATCAAGTGGCAAACAGCCAAAACATCAACTGGTACAGAAGCTGACACCGAGTGGAATGACTTGGCCGGAACACTAAGCGGTATAATTTACCTAAGTGGTGCTAACACCGCCCACACAATCAACGGTGTTGCCTATACTGGAACTACCAAATCGGGTGGCACAGGAACTCCCACAACATTGAATACCACTGTTGGCTTTTTCAATCTAACCACAACCGCAAGTACGCTATATGATCAATATGCTGACAGCTCACCATATACCAGTGACCATATTCGTATTCAAGCCTCGGTTAATTCCAATGCTAGCCCCACAGTACTGACTCTTACCACCGATTGGATTAACGCAAGTAGTGCCACACCAGGCTCCACTGAGATTATCACCGGTGGTGTCGCTGGTACAGGACCAACCACTGTTGTTAACTATGTTGCCCCCGAAACAACTTATCTTTCTAATACCTGGGGTGCAATTACAATCTCTGCTACAACAGTACAAACCTAATTTACAACAGGTTTACCAAAAGGGCCTTCGGGCCCTTTACTTTTATCTATAATTCGTTTATACTATCTCAATGAACACAGAAAATCTTGTTGCTCACGCACGAGCACGATTTGATCACGAAGCCGCACGTAGACTATTAAAAGAAAAATATCAGGCCAAGATGATGTTTGCCTACAATGGTGGTATGTTTCGCGCAGGCCCGGAACTACAATCCATGCTATTGACCTGTCCCGACAGCCAGGCTGTTATTCTAGATCTATACGACAACCCTGTGCAGGTCGATGTACAAGAGTTAATGGGGTCAAGCCAACAACGCTGGCAGGAGCAGATGAATGCCTGGCTAGTAGAATTTGAACAAACAAGCCGTAAGCGATGACCACTGGGGCAGTAATTTTTGCTTTCAACAATGAAAAAACTGACTACGTTAAAATGGCCGCGTGGTCGGCTAAACGAATACGTCGTTGGCTTGACATACCAACAACTGTAATCACTGATTCTCTAGACCCAGAATTAAGCAATCAGTTTGATCGGGTCATACATGCAGCACCCGAAACTGGCGGCTCACGCTACTTTGAGGACTATGCCGGATCTGTATCCTGGCACAATGCCGGAAGGACCAGCGCCTACAACTTATCACCCTATGATCAAACCTTGGTCCTTGATTCAGACTATGTTGTTTGCAGCAACCAACTTCAAGCAATTATAAATGCACCTCAGGATTTTCTAGCACATAGAACAGCACTGGATGCGACTCGTCCAGATGAACCTTTTCTTGACACATTTGGCCGCAACCGGTTTCCCATGTGGTGGGCCACAGTGATGATGTTTCGTAAAAGCATCACCGCACAGTATATTTTTGACAGCATGACCATGATCAAGGCAAACTATCAACACTATAGAGATTTATACGGCATCACAGAACGAAATTATCGCAACGATTATGCATTGAGCATTGCGCTAGGCCTGGTGTCGGGACATACTTTACAGGTTGACAGTATTCCCTGGCCCATGATCAGTGTCTTACCCAGTGCTGAATTAGAAAAAAATTCTGCGGGCAATAATGAAATCTGGACTATAAAATATCCTGGGGCCGATGGCAAACCTAAAACCATTGGCATCGCCGGCCAAGACTTTCATGCCATGGGCAAACGACATTTAGAGGCAGCAATTGAAACCCATTGAAGAACGCGGTTATATAATTCCTGCATTTAATGTTGGATCAGTTGACTATGTTGACTGTGCTAGAGCCCTAGCCAAAAGTCTTTTGGCACAGCACCCACAGGCACGAATATGCCTGCTGACCAATGATGCCACGGCTGCTGATCCCAGCCTGTTTGCCTACACTCACACAGTAGAAGATATCAACACAGTCAATCCCTACGCCAACGATTGGCTAGTTTTCCATCAAACCCCATTTAGGCAAACAATTAAATTAGAAGCCGACATGTTGGTGGCCACTGCTGTGGATCATTGGTGGACCCTATTTGAACATAGAGACGTTGTGGTCAGTCAAGGCTGTAGAAATTTTTATGATCAACAGGCCACCAGCAGAAAGTATCGACAAATTTTTGATGCTAATAATTTGCCCGATGTATACAATGCTGTCACCTATTGGCGGCTAAGTAAAACAGCACAGGATTTTTTTAACACAGTTAGAACAATCTTTACCAACTGGGAAAGTTACAAGACTTTATTAAAGTTTCCCGAAGACGTTCCCAGCACTGATATAGTCTATGCCATGGCTGCACAGATCGTGGGTGTTGATCAAGTGACATTGCCACAGGGCCTTGGACCACAGATAGTTCATATGAAGCCAGGCATTGGACCATACACGGCTGCCAAATGGACCAATGAACTGATCTGGGAAACTGATCCTTTTAGAATACAAACAGTGGCACAGTGGGGATTTGTGCATTTAAATGTCAAGGACTGGTCGAATGAATGAAACAACCAAAAACTTTTGGGAGGTCTGGAATAACCTAGAACCGTACCAGCCGCCTGTGATATTCTGGCGACTCTACTATGATGATCGTGGTTTTCCTTTGTTTTATACGCAAGAAGATAAATCAGGTAACTACATTGATGTAACTCCCGAACAATATCAACGTGCCAGTATGCGTGTTCGAGTTCGAAACGGTCAGTTAATTGAACTTGATTCAATTACAGTAAAAAAATTAACACCAACGGCAACAGGAACACCGTGTCATCCCAGGGACGTTAGTGTAGTAGTTCACAACTCACAAGAACATACCAAATGGAGTAATCGTGTCAATGAATCAAATTGATGTAGCAGATTTAGATGTTGTATTTTTAACTTTCGACGAGCCTCGAAAAGAAGAATTTTGGGTTAAAATTAAAAATATGGTGCCCTGGGCACGAAGAGTTGATGGAGTCAAGGGCAGCGATGCAGCACATAAGGCCGCAGCCGCAGCCAGCGACACTGAAAGATTTATTCTTATTGATGGCGATAATCTTCCAAGCCCGGAATTTTTTAATCAAACTTTGACCTTTCCCAGTGCTGACTATGAGCATGCAGTGTTCCGTTGGCGTGCCCGTAATCACATCAATGGGCTAATGTATGGCAACGGTGGATTAAGTTCTTGGACACGAGAATTTGTCAACAACATGCGGACACACGAAAATACCGACGGATCAGTAGAGACACAGGTAGAATTTTGTTTTAATCCTTTGTATTGGGCTATGCACGACTGCTATTCTACCACCTACCCCAACGGATCGGCGTTTCACGCCTGGCGTGCGGGGTTTAGGGAAGGTGTTAAAATGTGTTTGAATCGTGGTGCAAAACCATCGGTTGCAGAGTTCCAAAGCCGTGTACACAGTAAAAACCTAGACAACTTGACCATCTGGCACAATGTTGGCGCAGATGTAGACTATGGTGAGTGGGCTATTGCTGGCTCGCGAATGGGCACTTATATGACCATGCTAACACAGTGGGATCATACACAAGTACAAGACTTTGATGCACTGGAAAAACTATGGGCCACTGTGGAAAATGAGCAACCAAGGCTAGTGGCAAATCGTGTGGCCACTGAACTCAACACACAGCTGGACCTACCCATGATTATATTAGAAAGCGAACAGTCGGCGTTTTTTAAACAGCACTATAGATCTAACTGGCATAATCAAGGCATTATGATTCGAGAAATAGATGTGATCAGACAACAAGAAGGTTGGTAATTTGTTTGTCTAAAATTGAGTATCTAACCAAGTTCTTGATATCTTTCCCGACGGTGAAAGTGGAATTTCGTTTAGTTGTTGAATAAATGTTGGCCTACAATGTGTTCCGAGATTGAGTAAATACTCGATTATATCTTTTGATGTACATTTTCCAACGAACAAACATTTAAGTTGATCTTTGCCAAAGATTGTACAATTAACTAATCCAGGAATATTTTTTATTAATTGACTTTCTAGGCTCACTGGATTTATTTTTATACCACGGATATTAATTTGATCTCTGTGCCGTCCTAAAATAGTGTAATAGCCATCTCTGTCTCGACTTGCTAAGTCACCCGTATTAAACCAAGTTTTAGAAAAAACACATGAACCTTTGATATATAACTGTCCATCAACAATGTCGGCTTCTATGCCATCTGGAAGTCCGACGGTTCCTATTTTTTGTTCCCCCTCTAATGGATTAGTAAAACAGTGACTCAATGCCTCAGTCATACCAAATGCTTCAATGACAGGAACATTAAACTTTTCTTTTAAGAATGAATAAGTTGAATTTGGCAACGCCGAACTGGCACTACGTATAAATCGTAAATTACTAAAATCAAATTTACCAATGATTTTAAGTATATCGGGTATAGCGGTAATAAATGTTGGATTATATTTGGGAATATTTTTAATATCTTTAATGGTGGCATAATGAGTTTCGCACCCAGCAAGTTGTGTTGCCCAATAAAATCCCTGTCCGTGTGCATGCCATAATGGCATAATACTAACATATCTATCATTGGAAGTTAATTTATAACTATTACAAATGGTGTGTGCCATTTGCGTAACTTGTTCTTGAGTAAAACTATAAAATTTACTATCTCCGGTTGTTCCTGATGTATACCAAAATAGTTTTTCATTCGGATAATCGTTTCCATTACGTGTTACAGTACTTGAATTAGTAATAAGTACAGTATAATCAGAATTATCAAGCAAATATTTTAATCGAGTTTCAGTAGAACCAGGATTAACAACCATGATACTATAGTTGTTTAGATCGTTGATATAATCCTGTGGATTATCTACACTTAACACAGCCCGTTTCATTGAGTTACTTATTTGAATCAACTTGGTTGTATTTTTTAAAAAATCAATTATAATATATAAACTACAATGAAAATATTAGTTAATGGAGCATCAAATAGTAGAGGTCCGGGCTCCTGGCCCTACTATTTACAGTCATCTCTTGGGTGTGAATTAGTAAATTTAGCATTGGGTAATGCCGGCGCCACTTATGTCCACGAAACTACTATCAGCGAATTAAGTCAGAGAACGTATGATTATGTATTAATCATGTGGCCGACATTTGGTCGTATTGATGTACAAGTATCCAACATCAAAAAATATAAAGATTCAACTCGTACATCGGTTTACCAGAGCGCACAAAATGATTGGCCAGAAAAAGTAAATCATCCTTTAAATGATCAAGACTATGTACAAAAAAACTGGATTTTTAGTGTAGGGGATAATAAAGCCAGTGATAGTACTGGAGAATTTTTAAACAAGTATCATAATATTACAGACCATGCGTTGATATATCGTAACGAAATAATTCGAATTATAAGTACACAATCTTTTTTAAAAACTCAAAATATTCCATATTTGTTTATGTTCTGGAAACCCTTTAAGAGATTTCCTAGATATGAATCTTTGTATAATCTAATAGATTGGAATGATTTTTATCTTGAAGATGATTTGCAATCGATAGGACAACGTAATGGTTGGGTTAAAGATGATAAGTTACACCTTGACCCTCAAGCGCATAAACAGTATGCATCCCTTTTATTAAACAGATTAAATTTATCTCAACAATGACAAAAAGCAACTAATAGTGTACAATACAATATGATTATTGCCTTTTATCCCGGTGGCGGAGGAAATCGTTACTATCATTATATCAATGGCCGCAAGGACTTTGATGCAAATACCACCTATGATCATTTGCTGCAAAATCAACATTTTAATTATCGATATTTAGACAACAACTCTAAGTTAGCAGACCAAGAACTAATTCTAACGCATTGTGTTAATGTTCCATTGTTGCGTCGACTCTTTCCT